ATTACTGGAAGCCGAGCCAGAGCAACCGCCGCCGTCGCCGGGCACAATCGGGCGCACTACCGCGGAAGCAAAGGCAACCCGTCGCCGGGGTTAACGGGCGCCGGCCTGCCGCCAGGGCCTTAAACTTGGTGTGACCCGTCGCCGGGGAACCAGCGGGCGTTTCGTAACGCCCCCGAAAATCCCCGCGATAGGAATACAGTCATGGCAGACATGAATGTCACTCCGGCACGAGCCGGGTTAACTCCTCTAATTTGGGACTCGGATTTCTTTTCCGAGTATATTCGCAAAAACCAGTTCGCGCGATACATGGGAACCACGATGGGTTCCATGATCCAGGTGCGCGAAGACCTGACCCGAAAAGCCGGGGACACCGTGGTTTTCCCGACCGTCCGCCGCCTGATCGGCGCGGGCGTTTCTGGCAACACCGTCCTTGAGGGCAATGAGGAAATCCTCAATGCCCGCAGCCTGAACCTCGTCGTCTCGGCGTTCCGGCACGCTGTCGCGGTCTCGGACTGGGACGAGCAGAAGTCGGTCATCGATCTCCGCGAGGCCGCCAGGGAAGCCCTGATGAACTGGGAACTGGAGAAGATGCGCTCCGACATCATCACGTCGCTCGAGGCGATCACCGCCGACAACAACGTGCAGGTCTCCTACGCCGCCGCCACCGCCGGGCAACGCAACACCTGGATGGTGAACAACGCCGATCGGGTGTTGTTCGGTTCCTCCAAGGCGAACGCGGTCAGCGGCGTCATGGCGACCGCGCTGACGACGATCAACAACACCAGTGGCAAGATGACCGCCGCCATCGTCACGCTCGCCAAGCGTATCGCCCGCACCGCCTCGCCGCGCATCCGGCCCATCAGCGTCAACGACGACGAGGAATGGTTCGTCATGTTTATGCCAAGCCTGCCGTTCCGTGACCTGATGACCGACCCCGTGATCATCAACGCGATGCAATACGCCTGGGATCGTGGCCGCGATAATCCGCTGTTCACGGCTGGCGACATCCTCTGGAACGGCGTCATCATCCGCGAGGTTCCCGAGATGCCGGTCCTCGCCGACGTGGGTGCGGGCGGCACCGTGGACGTGGCGATGTCGGCGTTGTGCGGCGCGCAGGCACTCGGCGTCGCCTGGGCGCAACGGATGAAGTCAACGACGAACACACGCGACTACGGCTATATGCACGGCGTTGGCATCCAGGAAATGCGCGGCATCGGCAAGCTCCGTTTCGGCACCGACCCGACCGTGGATACCTCGAAACCCGTTGATGCCGGTGTCGTTTCTGTCTTCACGGCGGCCGAGCCGGACGCATAAGGAGATACCATCATGGCAACGAAGCACGATGACGACGACAAGGACGACGCCCGCAAGAAAGCCGCCGCCGCCGCCGAGCCGAAGCCAACACCCCAGGCAACGGCGGTCGCCGCGCCTCCGGGCTCCGACATGTTCGGGCACACGCCCGAGCAGCGCGAACTGATGGCGCCCAACAGCATCGGCGCGCAGATCATCCTCGACTACAACGGCGACGGATCGTTGGGCGCGCGCGGCGGTGCCGGGGCGAGCATCGAGGAAAACACGATGATCCGGGACGCGCACCTGATCGCCGTGGGCCTCGACCCCACGAACCCGTCAGGGCCGCCAACCGGCGAGCCGTGGGTTCCGCCCGAGCCTCCGGCAAGCACCCGCCACTCGGTCTCCGGCCACGCCACGCGCATGTCGTCGCTCGCGGCTGGCATCATCGCCGAGCCGGATGACGTTCCGCCACCGCCGGCGGGCAGCGTGACCGGGGCCGCCCGGTAGCCTTCGGTGACCACCACCGTGGCCGCGCTCGCCGACCGGGTTCTGGGCCGCCTGGATATCGTCATCGTGCCGGTATCCGAGCGGCCCCAGAACACCGCCATCGTGAGCGTCCAGAGCGTCGCGGCGTCCGCGCTGCAACGGCTGGGCGTCATCGTGCCCGCATCCGGCCGGGACGTGCCGGTGACGATCACGCCGCTTGCCGATCTGGGCGTCCGCGCGCTGGAAATGCTGGCCGTGGTCGCGCCCGACGAGACGCCGCTGCCGGACGATCTCAACACCGCCACGACCGTCATACGCGCGCTGAATGACAGTATGCTCGCGCGTGCGATGATTACGTGGCAGGCCGACGCGATCCCCGAGACGGCCTCGGAGGAATACGCGCAACTCGGTGCGCTTTATCTCGCACCTTCGTTCGGCAAGTCGGGTGACGTGGCGGGGCGTCCAGTGATTGAGGCCAGGATCGCCCGCATCGCCCTGGTCGCCGGAGCGCAGGCCATGGCGGAAGCGAAGGTCGCGGAACTCAACGCCAGCATGATCGCTCGCGGCAACATTTCGTGGACGGACATTCCCGTCGCGGCGGCGGAACAATACATCCAGATCACCGCGCTCGCGCTCGCTCCGATATTCGGCCAGGAGGCGGATTCAAAACTGTTCCTGATGCTGGAGGAGCGTATCCGGCAAATATCAGTCATCGCCCGCGCGCCCCAGGACGCGCACGACGCGGTGATGGCGGTGCATACCGAGTTATCATCGTCGGACAAGGTTAGGTGGTCCGTGTTCGATATTCCGCCGTCCGCCGAACAGCCCTACGTCGTGAAAGCGGCGAACCGGATCGCGATGAACTTCGGCAAGCAGGTCGATCCGCGCGCCGAGGCGGCGTCCGATGCCGTGCTGGCGCGCATCATCGCGCTGCCGAGCAGCGGCGAGATTGTGCGGACGATGTATTTCTGATGGGGCGCCCATGAATGCCGATCTGGGCCAAAGTCGCCGCCGCTCTCGCACCGCTCTTCGTCGGGGCACTCGTCAGTCTCGCCTGGAGCAATTCGCACGCCCTGGCGGCGTTAAGTCTTAACATGGAACACATCCGTCAGGACCTTGAGCGCACCCGCACATCACTGGAGCCAAGGACCATCATGCTGCGGCTTGACCAAAACGAAAAGCAACTGGACCACCTTCGCGAACTGGTCGAGGCGCGGTTGGTTTGCCCTCCAACGGGAACGCCGCGATGACCGAGGTTTCAAACGACGGCCTGTTGTTCAGTGGCTACATCCAACCGCCTGACGTGCCGCCCGATCCAACGGGCAATAATTGGCGTGGCCTTCCCGGCCCGCCCGGTCCGCCTGGACCGTCCTACACTCTGCCAATCGCCACCGCGACTGTTCTGGGCGGCATAAAGACGGACGATGTTACTACCATGACGAACGGGACTGGCGTGCTGACCACCATCGCACGACTGGGATAGCCGCCAATGCAACAGACCATCGTCCTCCCTTACATGCGGCCCAGCGGCACGCGGTCGCCGCGCCGGGATATGGTGATTACGCGCGCCGATAGTCTTTCGTTGACCGCGACCATCGTGGAGTCCGACGACCCCTCGGCACAGACGCTCATACTGACAGGCGGCATCGGCGGGCCGGCGGCGATGCTGCTCATCTGGCCCGATTACGTTCCCGTGCCGGGCGGCTCGTCGAGTTGGGGTGGCGGTTGTGGATGGGATTATGGCTGGGGCGGCCAGGGCTGGGGCGGCCAGGGCTGGGCCGCGCCTCATGTTCCGGCCACCATCCTCTGGTCCGGCCAGGGAACGCCCACCAACGCGACCGGCAGCTTCGACTTCTTCATTCCGGTGGGCGCCATGGCCAGTTTCCCGCACCGTTGCGGGTGGGCCATTCAACTCGGCTGGGACGGCGGCCTGAAGGGTGAGACGCTGGCATCCGGCATCATGCACGTCAGCGGCCCGGCGTGGGGCCTGGGTCCGGTCTTTGGCGACCTGCTGCTCTGGACGACTGACGGCTACGAGCCGATTACCACCGACACCGGGGAGCAAATTTTCGTATGACCCAATTCCCGAACGCAATTCGCATCGCGGATATGCCGGACCTGGGAGCCGTCACGGACGCCTCTTCGGTGGTGGGTGAACGCGCCGGCTCCGGACGGTTCTCCGCCCCGGCTCTCAGGTCGTATCTATTGGAAGCGCCGATGTCCGGTGCGATCGGGCGCAACCTCGTCCACAATCCGCTGTTCAACATCGCGCAACGCGGGCAGGGACCATTCACCACCACTGCCAGCTACACTCTTGACAGATGGGAATCACTTTTCTCGGCGGATACATTCAGTCTGTCGCAACAGGCGCATTCAGATACGAACCGGGCGCAAATCGGCGATGAAAGCGCCGTCTGGTTCCTGTTCGCGCAAACAACGGGGACGGCCGGCGCGGGGTCATTCAGTTTTCTGCAACATAAGATCGAGGATGTGCGCCGCCTCGCGGGGAAGACCGTCACGGTTTCGTTCTACGCGGGCGGAACCAACGGCGCGAAAGTAGGTGTTTCCATTGACCAGATGTTTGGTTCGGGCGGGTCGCCATCCGCCTCGGTGTTCGGCGCCGGACAATCCGTGACGATCACGACCGCGTGGCAACGCTGTTCACTGACGTTCACTCTCCCCTCCGTGGCGGGAAAGTCATTTGGCACGAACAACGATAGTTATAGCAGCATGAATGTATGGTTCTCGGCGGGAACCAACAGCGCGGGGCGCTCCGGTAATATCGGTGTGCAAACCAGCAACGTCGGTATCTGGGGCGTGCAACTGGAGATCGGCGACGTGATGACTCCGCTGGAGAAGCCGGACCCGCGCTATGATCTGAGCAATTGTCAGCGGTTTTATTCCGTCACCGCGCCTTATATCATCGGGGGATATGCGACATCTGGAACCGTGGTTTTCGCCACCATGACGCTGCCGACGACAATGCGTGGCGCCCCCACGATAACGTTCGCCAATAACTCGACAAGCGGGACAAGTGCGTTGTCCATGAACGCGGCCACAACGACCGTCGTGCAACTGAAAACGACCGCGAGTGCCACGGGCGGGTTCTTCGCTTTCGCCGATATCCTGGCATCGGCTGATCTCTGAGGAGGCGATATAATGGCCAGCGAATATCAACTCGTCGCACCGATCCCCGGCATCGAAACGCAAACCGTTTTGAGAGTTCGTGATCAGGCGTTCATCCCGTTCGACGGCGGCAACCGCGACTACCGGCTTTATTCGGACTTCCTGGCCGGTGGCGGGGTTCCCGACCCGGCGCCCGACCCAACGGTCCTGACAACCGATGTCTGATACGCTTTCCGCGTTGCAGAAGGCACTCGCGCCCAAAACGGGAATGCGGCCAATTCCGTTCCCCACGGAAAGCTACCTCCACCCGTCGATGCCGCTGAACCATAAACAACTGATTAATTATTACGCGGAAGCGGCGCCGCCAGATAGTCGCTCGCCGTTCGTATTGATGCCGACGCCGGGGTTGGTCGCGGACAGACAGATCGGCACCGGGCCGATTTGGGCATTAAACACGAACCTCGTAGATACGTTCTACGTGGTCTCCGGGACTTACGCTTATCGCTGTGACGCGGTGTCGGCGACATCCATTGGGCTCGTCGGCGATCTGACCAACCCGTATCCGCAGAACATGCAGGCCATCGTTACGATAGCGGTCAATACGAAATACGTGGTTATCTGCGTTCCGCCCCGCCTCTATTATTGCCTCCATACGGGCGGGGCCTTGATCGAGATCGATACCACCGGCTGGACAACCAATGGCGCTGGCACGGTGGCTTATATCGACGGCTACTGGGTCGTCACGCAATTCGGTCCAGGCACGACGTTCGTTGTATCCGCGCTGAATGATCCGTCGTCATGGGACCCGCTGGACTTCGCCAATGTCGAGGGATCGGAAAACCACCTTCTCCGAGCCGTTCGGCATCGCGGCGAGTTGTGGATGTTCGGCGTGAGCAGCAGCGCGGTCTGGTATGACGCCGGAGCGGCCGACTTTCCGTTTCGTCCGGTGGCGGGCGGCGCCGTTGGTTACGGCGCCGTGGCGCGATCCATCGCCAGCGTTGACGGCTCGCTGTGGTGGGTCTCGCGCGATCCCGCCGTATTCCGCTCCGATGGCTATAAGGCGACGCGCGTCAGCACGCACGCCATCGAAACCATGTTGCGGCAGTCCGACCCGGACGGGGTGGTGGGCCACGCTCACTTTTTGGACGGTCATGCGTTTTACAGCATAACCCTTCCAGGCGTCGGGCCAATCGGGCGCACGGTTTGTTACGACGCCGCGACGCAGAAATGGCATCATCGTACGACCGCCACCGATGGCATTGGCCCCTGGCGGCCGTTGGTGATGGGTCGGTTCAAGGAGCGGCTTTTCGCCGGCGACGATCATGGTTGGATGTATGTTGTCGATCCGAACAACGGGGACGACAATGGCGTGCCGATTTTCCGGCAGGCCACGCTGCCGCCGATCTGGGTGGACGGGCATCGTGTCTATTGCGCGCGGGCCGAGGTGGAACTGGAGATCGGCACGGGCGCGTTCGATTCCACCGTGACGCTCGACTGGTCCGACGATGGCGGCAACAATTTCGCGGGCGGCCCGCGTGTCATGTCGAGCAGCCTGGAGCCCCTGACGAGAGGGTCATCGCCGGAGTTTCGCAGGCGCGTTTATACGACGCGGCTCGGTTCGTTTCGTGAGCGGATGTTCCGGATCACGACTCAGGGGCGTAGCGTTCTGTATGGCGTTACCGCCGACGTATCCGCCCCGGCCAGCACGTCGGGAGCCAATAGCTAATGCCTGATGTCCTGACGCACGTCTGGCCCATGCCGCCGGCCAATGATGCGCCGTTAACAGAGGAAGGGCAGCATTCGCAGGCGTGGACGCGGTATTTCCAGGCTGTGTCGGACGAACTGGGGGCGATAGCGGGGACGTTCGTGACGATGCGGGCGGATCTGGCGACGGCGCGTGCGAGGGTGGACGCCTTGGAGGCGCGGATCGCCGCGCTGGAGGGACCGTGAGGAACTTCAGGCTCATTCACGCCGGCCTCGATGTCGCGCCGATCATGGCCCAACTCAACGAAGTTCCTGAGTGGGGCCAATACGCCGAACGCAAGGAGCGCGAGGGCACGGCGCACGGCGGTATCGCCGCTGATTTGTGGATCAGATACTTCCCGCGCGAGGCGCTGAAGGAACCAGCCGACTACAACCGGCCCGGTCAGTGCGAGTTCTATCCGGTATGGAACAAGCTGCCCGCGATCCATCAACTCGTCTGGGGCCTGATGGTGTCGCAACGGGCGGTGGAGATCGGCGGGATACTTTGCACGCGGCTGCCACCCGGAGGGCGCATCGAGAGGCACGCCGATCATGCGTGGCACGCTAAACGCTACAACCGAAAATGCTATGTGGTATTGCAGGCCAACGCCCGGTGCATTGTCGAGTGCGATGGCGACGAGCAGGTGTTTCGTGAAGGCGAGATATTTGAGTTCGACAATACTCGGCCGCACTCGATGGTAAATGGTGGCGACGACATGCGAACGACCCTCATCATCTGCCTGCGGTGCGAGGCATGAAACGCGCGGAGAACCAGCCAGTCTCGGTCGAGATCAAATTGACGGACGACCTGTTCGTTAAGACCGCGACCGTGGCCGATGCCGGAACGATCATCCCGGCCCACGCGCATAAGTATGACCATATCACGTTGCTGGCGTACGGCTCGATGAGCGTCATGGCGGACGGTGAGATGCTGGGCGACTTCACTGGTCCGACAGGCATTTTCATCAAGGCTGGCGTCAAGCACATGTTTATGACGACGACGCCTGGAGTTGTCTTTTGTTGCATCCACGCTTTGCACGGCACTGATGGTGTCGAGATAGACGAGATGCACGACCTGATAGTGGAGGACTGAGCCATGCCATGGGGTCCCGCCATCGCCGGAGTCGCCTCCGTTACCGGATCGCTATTGCAATCCAAAGCCGCGGGCGATGCGTCGGACAAAGCCATCGACGCGCAGCGACAAGGGTTGGAGGTATCGCGCGCGGATCTTGAGCCGTGGCGCAGCGCTGGCGGGGCGGCCATCCCGGCCGTTTCGAACGCGGCTGGGCTGAACGGGCCGGAAGGTTACGACGCCGCGATGACGGGCTTCCATACGTCGCCCGGTTACCAGTGGCAGCTTGAGCAGGGCCTTCGCGCGATCGACGCGGGCGCGGCCAGTAAGGGCATCCTCAATTCCGGCGCGACGCTGAAGGCGGAGCAGACGTTCGGCACCGGCCTCGCGGATAAGGAGTTTACTGACTATTACAATCGATTGTTCGACCTCTCGAAGCTCGGTGAGGCGGCCGCGGCGGGCAGCGCGAGCGCCACGGGGGACGCCTCGAAGGGTATCGCGCAGACCGATCTGAGCCTCGGTAGCGCGCAAACCTCGATCTACGGCAACGCGGCGAAGGGCGTCGGCGATGCCGCTGGCAGTTACATGAACAATTCGCTGTATCAGAGCCGAACCAACGCCCTGATGGGCGGTGGCGGGGGCTACGACAAGACTTCCACCTTCTGAGGTAGACGCGCCATGCCCGACTTCACGCAATGGAACGTTCCGTCGCCGTTTCCAAACATCTTATACAATCCGGCGGCGGTGGACGCGGCGATCGCCAAGACGCAATCGGAACTCGGCAACCTCGATATCAACCGGCAGACTCTCGCCCTCGCGCAGCGGAAGCTGGATCTTCAGCAGACCGCCGGCCAAGGGTTGATCGACTCTCTCAACGGCAACACCGGCAACGCGGGAACGAGCGCGATCCCCGCCGACAGCACGCCGTTCGAGCAAAAAATGGGCCTGTCCGAGGGTGGCCGCTCGGCGACAAAGGTGAACGATCAAGGCTACGCGGGTCAGTATCAGTTCGGCGCGTCGCGGCTGGCGGACCTCGGTCTCTACACGCCGGCACCCGGCGAGGATCTGAAGAAAAACGAGTGGAAGGGCCAGTTCAAGATCGCGCCGTATGGCGTCGCGAACCTGCAAGAATTCCTCGGCAGTCCGGCGGCGCAGCACGCCGCGTTCGTCGCCCACGTCGCGAACATCGATAAAGCCATCGCCGCCACGCCGGGGGCGGATAAGTTCGATGTGAACGGGCTGCGCGCGGTCGCGCACCTCGGAGGCGTCGGCGGAATGCAGGCGTTCATCGCCTCCGGCGGCAACCTGAACCGTGCCGACAGCAATGGGACGAGCCTTAAGTCATATTACCAGAAGTTCGCCAACGGCGGCGCTCCGGCGCTGCAACAGGCGTTCGGCTCGGTGCATGGTCCCGGTGGACCGCCGTCCGACACACCAGCCGTCCAACCGGGCGGCAATGTCTCCACGGCCTGGGTTGACCCGAACGCGCCGCTGCCCGTGCCGCCGATCCCACCAGCCGGCGGGGCGCCTCCCGCGTTCAATCCCAACGCCGGGCCGAGGGTCGCGGGCGCATCGCCGTCGGGGGCTCCGGGCGCCGCGCCGGTCGTCGCACCGGGCGCCTTACCACCAGCGGCGGCGGTGGGCACGGACGACCCGAACGCGAAGGTCAGTTACCCGCCCACGATAACCGGACAAGCAGACGAGACCGCGCCAGCCATTGCCCAGACCAAAACCGCGATGCGGTTGGGCGGGACGGATGTGGCTGGACCGCCCGGTGTGGTGCCAGCGGCACCCGACGCGCAGCCGAACCGGTTGGCGTATGGGACGGATCTGCCGGGTGTGACGATCGGCCTGCCGACCAACGGCATGGCGCCGCCGGCCGCCGCCGCCGCCGCTCCGGTGGTCACGGCCGCCGCACCACCCGCACCCGTGCCAACCCGGCCCCCCGTCGTGGCGCCACCGCCAGCCCCGTCGCGTGTCATTCCGCTGGAGCCAGTGCTGCCGAACGGCCTCACTGCCGGTCAGGTGCGGCTGGCGGCGTCGATGGTGCAGGGTGGCGCGCCGGTGGCGGACGTGGCGGCTCACCTCGAGCAATGGCGGCAGGCGAACCGCACGGGCCAGCAGCAGCAGGCGACACAGGCGGCACTGGATGCTCAGGCGCGGTTCGAGCGCCAGAAGTATTACGTCGAGCAGCAGCAGAAGGCGGAGCAGACGGCTTATTCTCGGAACCAGGACGCGATCAAAAACCAGAGGGAGGAAGCAGCGGCGGCGCGCGCCGGCCTGCCGGAGGGCTACAGGCTGGACGACAAAGGCAACGCAACCCGCATCAACGGATTGCCACCAGATCCGAAGGTCGCACAGGCGGCGAAGGACGACTGGGAGGCGCAGCAGCGCAAACTTCCGTTCCAGGGAAACGCCGAAAACGCGCAGGACCGCAACATCCTGATCACGGGCGACCCGAAAAGCCCGGAGTATCACTCGGCCTATGCGTCATTCGCGACGCCAAAGGTTCAGGAAGGCGGGATCATCATCAATCCGAAGATGGAACCATACAGGTTCCCACAAGATGCGGACGGTAATCCGATCACGACATACGGCAAGCCGAACATCTCAATAGGCCCCGGCGATCTACCGAAGCTACGGGCGTTCGAGACCGGCGCGACCTCATTGAAAGCCGCGCTCGATGACTTCGCCAAGACGAGCCGCACCGCGTCATTCGGTGAGCGCACGGCGACGATGCTGGGCCAACCAACCGACCTGAGCGGCGCGTGGACGAATGCCGCGCTGATGGCGAAGGGGACCGCGCTCTACGAACTCGGCGTGTTGAGTGGTCCGGATATGACGGTTCTTCGTGGCGCCCTCGCTGATCCCTCGACGTTCATGGGACGGGTCACGTCGAATGAAACGATCGATAAGCAGGTGAACCGCATCAAGGCGCTGATCGACACGCGGTTGGATCAGGCCCGGCAAAGCTACGGTGGCGGGATGAGCACGAGCGGGACGACGCCATCGGTGGCGCCCGCGCCAAAGGCCGAACGTCCCCCACTGTCCAGCTTCGCGAGGTAATCCCATGGCGTTCGACGTAGAGGGGGCGAAGCAGGCTGGCTACTCGGACGCGGAAATCGCCGGTCATCTGGCGAGCACCATGAAGTTCGACGCTGACGGTGCGCGCAAGGCGGGTTACTCGGACGCGGAGATCATAGGGCAACTCGCCGGCGCGCCACTTACGACCCCGAACGATATCTCGGGCGAGGGGCGCGACGAATACGGCAATCCAACCCGGCCGCTCGAAGGGGGAGGCGCGCCCCCACCACCAGCGGAGACGATACCCCCCGGTGATACACAGCTCACGACACCCCAATACGAGCGTGAGCAGGCGCTAGAGCAGACCGCGAACAAGTCAGGTTACTTCGCGCTCGAACCAGGCGAACCCGGCTTTAAGCATCTGCTATGGAGCCTGGGTGCTCCATTCGCGGCGATCGGACAGACCGCGCTCGGCGAGCGGCCGATGCCGACAGGGGTTGGCGCGCTGGAAATGGCCTCGCCGCTGGCTGGCATGGGTGACCTGCGATTTGGGCCGCCTCGCGTAAGCCCGATGATGAAGGCTTACGAAGAACAAACGGCGGCGCTCAAGGCGGCACGCGAGGAAGCGCAGCGCTATGGCCCGCCGGAGCCGCCGAGGCAGCAGCCTCCGTCGATAGAGCCACCTGACGCCACGGTGGCCAGCGGCATCGCCAAGGTTCGTGGCCAGCTAGGGTTGATGCCGGATCAACCTCCACCATCACCGATACCGGCGGAAGCGGTGCCGCCTGGCGTGCCGCCGGGGACGGAAGTTCCGATGTCGCTACGCACCGGAGCCGCGATCAACGCGGAATCCGCGCCGCGTCCGGGCTTCGTGCCGCCGCAGACCAACATCGATCCACTCACGGGTCAGGTCACTCCGGTGCGCGTGCCGCCGGGCGCCGCTGGGCCAGCCACGGTCCCCTATGCGCCGCCAACTCCGGAAGTAGTGCCAACCGCTACCCCGTCCAGCGCTGGAGGCCCCGGCACGCCACCGGGCGTCGGTAGTGTTGGTGCGACCGCTGGCACTGGTAGCGTCGGCGCGGCGGCGTCACGAGAAGGAACTCCGGCCAGCGATATCGCGCTGACGCCCGAACAGTCGGCGCTCTACGGCTCCGTTGCCGACAAACAGTGGCTCTATAAGAGCAAGCCACCTGGCGAGGCCGATAACACCGTATACATCGATGGTATCAACCCAACGATGGCGCAGCGGGAGCAGACGGCGATCGCCGCGCGCGAGATGAAAACTCAACGCAACCTGTCCCCGGAGGCGGATCAGGCTGAGCGCGAACTGCTTGATGAGCACAACACCAAACGCAAGAGTCACTTTCAGGAGACGGCGGGGTCCGACGTTACGCAGGGCATCGATATCGCCGCCGCGGAAAAGAACATCGATGAGGCGCTAGGGAAGGCGTTTAGCGCGGGCGGTGAAGTAAACCACCAGCCGATCACACGGGCTATTCAGGCAGAGCGAGCCGGGCCGTCCGGTAAATTGCCGCCGGTCAAAGCCGTGATGAAGATCATCGAAGACGCGATGCAAAAATCAGACGGCAGCGGGTTGGAAACCGACCCAACGCAAGTTTACGGCGTTCGCCGTGTCATCAATTACCTCCAGTCCAAGAACTTCCTCGCGGAGAATCCAGGGTATGGCGACAAAGATGTTCAGGCCGCGCTCATTCGCGTTAAGGCTGCCATCGATGGCGCTATCGAACCAGTCGCCCCTGGTTTCACGAAGGCACTCGCGGACTATCACACGGCGCGCAGCGCATTCGATGTGAACGAGGCGCTTCAGAAGTGGGAGCCTAAACTGATCGACGGTCAGGGGCGGCTGCAATACTCCCCGATGCACCGGATGATGAACGAGATCATCCAGTCGCGTGATCCGAGGGCGCCACTCAATCCCTGGCAATCGATGCCTGAAGCGCAACTAAATAGGCTTAAATCCCTGCACGACGACCTACAGCGCGTCGCCAGCGCGGACGAACTCGCCAAGGCACGCGGGTCGGATACCGCGATGAACGCCCTGGACGCGGTGAAGGCGGCGGCGCAGGGGTTGCCGGGGACGATAGCGGCTGGCGTGGTGGGCCATATCGTCGGCGGGCCTGTCGGCGCGGCGGCGGGAGCGGCGACGAAAGAGGGAATACAGGGCGTATTCACGCGCCGGGCCGAACGCGCGGCAACAGAGAAGATGAACCGCCTGTTGCGGCCGGACGCCACACAATACCCAACCCGCGCGAATCCTCTCTATGGTCCCGACGCGCCTTAGTGGGGCAGGCCCCAAAGCGGCGGCATAAAGCCTAAGACGCGAAGCAAAACAGGCGTGCCGATCAGCACGGCCACCGTGAATATGTTCAGGTTAACGGGATTCGGCGGTGGCGGCGGTTGCTGCTTACGTGTCGGGCGCGGTGGCGGCCTCGGTGGCGGTGGTTCAGGAGCCGTCCACCTCGCCTTGCGCGCCGCGTCCTCCGCTGCCCACTGAGCCTGTTGGGCGGCCATGGCGGGGTCTGGTTTCATCACGACCACGACCTCGACAGGCGCCATGTTCAGCATTTCCTCCCAGGTCATTCCGTGCCGCTTGCGGAACGCCTCGGCCTGTAGCGCCGCCGACGCCCGCTCGCCCGCGTGCTCGCTCCCCAGCATCCCCAGGATGCGCGCCAGTTTCGCGCGGTCGGCGGGGCTCATGGCAGCCACCCAGCCTGTTTGGCGACGGCGATGACGCCAGCCACCATGGCGCCGACAGCGGCCAGGACCGACGCGACGGCTACGACCGGCGCCAGCCAACGGTCACGGCGAAACTTCAGCGCCTCCTCTGTCAGTTTGTTCATCTCGGCGACAAACTTCCGTGTTTCGGCCTGCTGCCGTTCGATCCGGGCCACGGTATCGTCCAGGTCCAGGCGAAACTTCTGATCCATCGGGGCGTCGCTCATGCGAAGGCTTTGATCAACAGCGTGCCGACACCGCCGATCAACACCGCCAGCATCCACTGGATCAACGTCAATCTGCCATCCACCCGCTCGATCACCTCGCTCATGGCTTCCGCTCCAGGTCGTCCAGCCGATCCTCTACGTTGGTGATCCGGCTACCCAGCACCAAAGAGTCCTTGATCAGGAAACCTTTTGTATTGGCAAAATCGGCCCTCAGCGATGTCATGGCGTCAAGCAACCGCTCAAACTGGTCGTTCATGCGGGCCATGAGGCTATCGAATGCTGCTTTTGTTTCTTCGTCCATGATCGCTCAAATCCTGTTTGTGGATGAGCG